GCCGGGCTCTGCCCGGGATGCGCGGCGCGGGCGTGAGGGAGGCCCGCGGGGCGGCGTACCGGGAGGTCCACGCCGCGGCGGGCAAGATCGAGCCGCGCATGGCGAGGGCGCTGAAGGTGGCGGCGGACCGCGTCCGCTCGCGGGTCCCGTTCCGGCAGATCGAGGAGGCCCTGTGGCGCCGGGACGCGAGGGCGGCCCGCGCGCTCCTCGACGCGGTCGACGTCGAGGACGCCTACCTGCCGTCGGCTGAGATCGTGAGGGGGGCCGTGGTGACGGGCGGGAAGGTCGCGTCGAGGTGACCCCCCGGTTCGTGGGGCGGGCGGCGCACCGGCCGTACACCCGCGACGGGATCCGCAGGAGGCTCTGCGCGAAGTGCGGCGAGCGGCGCGCGACGAGCTCGTGGCAGGCGTGCGCGAACGGGCGCCGGCACGTGGCCGTCTGCCCGGGGTGCGACCGCTCGCTGAACCGCGTGGTGCTGCGCTGGCTGTTCGGCGCGAGGCGCGCCGGGGAGCTGATGTCCGCGTACAGGGAGCCCCGGTGAACATTCGCGCGGCGCTCGTCCTCTTCCTCGCCCTCGCCCCGGTCAGCGCGCCCCACGCGGAGCAGGTGCAGGTGCGGGAGGCGAAGGTCTACAGGCGGCCCGAGCTGGTGACCCGCGCCTTCCCGATGGTGCAGAACGTGGACATGAGCCGGCGCTGCTCGGTGGTGCGGCTCACGGCAGAGATCAAGGGCCCGGAGGCCGAGGGGTGGTACTGCCCCAGGGTCGAGTGGGAGAAGCCCGACGGGACGCGGGCGGTGACGGAGTCGGACTGCCCGCCGTTCGAGCGGCGGAACGAGTGCTACCCGGCGCGCGGCGCCGAGTGCGCCCTGGACTGGCACGTCGAGGACGGCCGGTTCGTCGTGGACGGGAACCCGTGCGGCTGCGTCGTCCCGGGCTACCCGCGCGCGTGGCCGCTCGAGATCTGCGCCCCGGCGCACCCGGCCGGCGAGATGTGGTCGGTGCGGGTGCGACTGACGAAGAACGGAGAGACCCTGGCGCAGGACTCCGTGCGGTTCCTGGTGAAGTAGTGCCGGGAGGGGAGAGGTGAGCGCGCGGCTGGACCGGGTCCACGCCTACCCTTCGGACGGAGGGGACGACCACGGCTTCCCGAGCCACAGGGCGGGGTGCCCCGCGGAGACGCCGTCCGGCTGCGACTGCTGGGCCGACCTCGCGATCGCCGAGCACAAGACGAATGGGGATGTGTGCTGGTGCCGCCCGCAGGTGGTGGCGGTCCTGGGGACCGACCGGAAGGTCATCGTGCACAGGAGACTCGAGTGCTGAGGGTCACCTACAAGGAGGACCCGTCCGGGGAGTGGGCCCGCCTGGAGGTCGGCGGCGCGGTGGTCTACGAGGGACACAGCGTCCCGGAATTCGCGTGGGTTCAGGCCCTGAGGCTGACCGGCGCGACGGTCGACGAGCCCGCGGGGCACTTCGACGACGCGGGGGAGTGGCAGGATGGCTAGGCCCACGGTCGCGCGGCCGGCGTTCAGGTTCGACGGGCGGAACCCGCACGCGCAGGGGGTCGCGGCCCGCCAGGCGGCACGGTACGTCACGCGCGTCTCGGACGAGACGAGGCGGGCCATCAACACGCTCGTCGTCCGCGCGGTCCGCGACGGCGTCACCCCGACCGAGACGGCTCGGCTGCTGAGGTCCGTCGTGGGGCTCACGTCCCAGAGCGTGGCGGCCGTGGTGAGCTACTACGAGGGCCTCGTGGCGCGCGGCGAGACGCAGGCTACCGCGCAGAGGTACGCCGACAGGTACGCCGACAAGCTCCTCGGGGTCCGGGCGGAGACGATCTCGCGTTCTGAAATCATGTCCGCACTTAACATGGGCGCGCTCGAGAGCGCCCGCCAGCGCCAGGAGTCGGGGCTGCTCCGCGAGCCCATGAAGCGCTGGACGACCACCCCCGACGCTCAGGCGTGCAAAATTTGTCGCGCCTTGGACGGCGAGACGGTCCAGCTCCACCAGGTGTTCAGCGTCGGCGTGCTGGCGCCGACCGCGCACCCGCGGTGCAGGTGCAGCTTGCACTTCTTCAGCCGCGGGACCGAGCGGGAGCTGCCGCCCGCAGCGCCGGCGCCCGGGGACTGGAACCTGGAGGGAGAGGCCCGGGTAGAGTACGCCCGGGAACTCCTCGCGCGTCGCGGTCGTCGTTGACGACCTTTCACAGGATTTCACGAATCACCACACTCTGTGGTATAATAAGCCTTCAAGTAGACGCTCGCCCAGGTTGGGCGAGGCGTAACCCAAGCGGCGGTGCCGCGGAGGAAAATGAAGGCAGTATACCAGTCCCAGGACGAGATCCCCGAGCCGCTGCGCGGGGAGTACGAGGAGAAGGGCGGGTCGTTCGTTCTCAAGGTCGACGGTGACCTCCCGACGGTCACGGAGCTCAGGGCCGAGAAGGCGGCGGCCGAGGCGAAGACCGCGGGGTTCCGCGACAACAACATCTCCCTCCTGAAGGAGCTCGACGCCAAGTCGATGGAGGAGGCGAAGGAGAAGCTCAGGACGCTCAAGACGGTCGACCCGGCGGAGTACGCGCGGCTCAAGGCCCGCACCGCCGAGCTCGAGGGCCAGGGCATCCGGTCCCCCGAGGACGTGACCCGGCAGCTCATCGACAAGACCAGGGAGCACGTGGCGGCGGCCGTGAAGCCGCTGCAGGAGAAGCTCGACGCGATCAGCAAGCGCGAGGCGCAGGCGCAGGCGCAGCTGGCCCGCACCACCCTCGAGAACGCGCTCCGCGACGCGGCCACGAAGGCCGGCGTCGACGACAGGGCGCTGCCGGACTTCCTCAACCGGGGCCTGAACGTGTTCGCCCTGAAGGACGGCCAGGTGGTCGCCCTGAAGAACGGTGAACCCGTGTTCTCCCGCCGGAAGGCGGGCGAGACCCTCTCCGCGGAGGAGTGGGCCCAGGACCTCGCGACGGACGCGCCGCACCTCTTCCGTCCCAACAAGGGCGGCGGGGCGGCGGGCGGCGGCGGCGCACCGCGCAAGCGGTACGTCAGCAGCGACCCGCTGGACTTCGGCGCGAACCTCGACGCCATCGCGAAGGGCGAGGTAGCCGTACAGCCGTAAGGACGCAAGAACCGCGAGCGGCGACAGCCGCTTCGGACCGACGGTGGCGGCGCCGCCTCGTTCCGAGCCCGGTGGGCCAAACTCCCAGACGTAGTTTCACCACTCTCCTCAAAGAGGCCTACCACCACAAATGGCTCCGAACACGAACACCCTCACCACCGTCGTCCCGCAGCTGCTCGCGCAGGGCCTCCTGGCCCTCCGGCAGATGGCGGTCATGCCCCGCTACGTCAACCGCGCCTACGAGGCGACGGCTGGCGAGAAGGGCTCGTCCATCGACGTCCCGATCCCGTCGGCCATCACCGCCGTCGCGGTGGCGCCGTCCTACGTCGCCCCCGACGACACCGGCGTCTCGCCGACGTCCGTCAACATCCCGCTCTCCGAGTGGTACGAGGCCCCGTTCTTCCTCAACGACAAGGAGATGCTCGAGGTCCAGAGCGGCACGATCCCGATGCAGGCGACCGAGGCCGTCAAGGCCCTGGCCAACAACGTCGACATCGCCATCCTGAACCTGTACAAGCAGGTCTACGGCTACGCCGGCGTCGCGGGCGTCACGCCGTTCTCGGCCGACCTGTCCGAGTTCCTCGACGCGCGCAAGACCCTCAACAACCAGCTCGCCCCGACGGACCCCCGCTTCGTGGCGATCGACCCCGACGCCGAGGCCAACGCGCTCGGCCTCCGCGCCTTCCAGGACGCGGCCTTCCGCGGCGACCGTGACGGCATCCTGAACGGCCAGATCGGCTTCAAGCTCGGCTCGACCTGGTTCATGGACCAGAACATCCCGACGCACACGGTCGGCAACTGGTCGGCGGGCACCGCGTCCGGCACGGCCGGCTCCGGCACCGTCACGATCAACGGCGGCACGGGCGCGTTCGTGGTCGGCGACATCCTCCTGTTCGCGGGCGACACCCAGACCTACGCCGTCCAGACCGTGACCGGCACCGCGCCGACCACGTCGATCACCGTCTTCCCGGTCCTCCAGACGTCGCCGTCGACGGCCGCGATCACCCGGAAGGACTCGCACACGGTCAACCTCGCGTTCCACCGCGACGCCTTCGCCTTCGCCTCCCGGCCGTTCGCCGGCGCGGACCCGATGGGCCTCGGCGTGTTCCAGTCGGCCGTCGACCCAGTCTCGGGCCTGACGCTCCGCCTGGAGGTCTCCCGCCAGTACAAGCGGACCCGCTTCGCGTACGACATCCTGTACGGCGTGAAGTGCATCCGCCCCGAGCTGGCCTCCCGCATCGCCGGATAGCTGCCGTCTCCCCGATAACTCCCCGGCCCCCGGAAGGGGCCGGGGTCAACAACTAACGGCCGCGGCAGACGCGGCATAGGAAGACAAATGGACTCCCAGCTCTACCCGTCCAGCCGTAACGGGCTCAAGATCAACCGCGGCGGCCGCCTCAACCTGTCGGCCGTGGTCGTCAAGGACGCGAACACCGCGGGCGGCGTGCTCAAGGCGGGTGACAGCACGAACCCCGTGACGAACGACGCCGCGAACATGCAGTTCATCTCCGGCTACTTCGACTCGGGCGCCGCGGACGCGTCGAACAGCGACAGCCGGGCCGCGAGCTTCACTCTGAAGGCGACCGGCCTCCTGCAGGACTTCAGCACCGGCGTCTACGGCGAGGTCACCGTGGCCGCGGGCGGAAACGTCCGCAACCCGGTGGGCGTTCAGGGCCAGCTCACGTTCGACGCGAACAGCTTCATCCAGGGGCTCGGCTACGCGGTCGGCGGCTACCTCTCGGCCCCGGCCAAGGCGTGCAACACCGGCACGATGGCGGTCGGCAACTTCGAGTACAACTTCCCGGCGAGCTACAGCCAGGGCGCGAGCCCCGTGGCTTCCGTGATCCGCGCCGGAGTCGGGGGCGACAGCACCGCGGTCGCCTCGTTCGAGGACAACGGGTTCCTGTTCGAGTTCTTCGGCCTCTCGGCCGGCTCGGGCAAGATCTTCAACACGCAGGGAGCCGGAGCGTACCCGGCAGCCCTCGTGGCGTCACTGAAGATCCGCGTCGGAACCACCGAGTACTGGATCCCCCTGCAAAACCAGCAGGCTGCGTAGGAGAGGGACTAGCCAATGGCCAAGTCCACCCCTTCTGAGATCGAGATCTGGTACGACGACAGCGGCGGGAACCCCGTCGACATCTCGCAGTTCGTCCAGTCCTTCAACGGGATCGAGATCGAGAACATCATCGAGGAGACGCACACCTTCGGTGACTCCTTCGAGGAGAACACGCCGATCGGCATCGGCCGCGTCACGAACATCACTCTCGAGGGCCTCTACGACGACGTGGCGGGCGGCCCGCACGAGCTGTTCGGCGCCGCTCTCCCGACCAACCCCAACAGCCCGACTCGCACGTTCAAGGTCGTCTGGGGGAACGGCAAGAGCACCACGCTGGAGACGATCCTCGTCAAGTACAACCGGACCGCAGACCGCAGCGCCCTGACCCGCTTCACCGCGGAGCTGGCGAACGCCGCAACCGCACCGGTCGAGGTTTAGCCCCTAAGTGAGAGGGGGGCAGAGATGCCTCCCTCCGCTACCACTCACTCACTTCTCCCGGCGCAAGGCCGGCTCAAGGAGACCGACATGGAACTCAGCACCGCCGAACGATTCCAGCTTCTCAAGATCACCGCAGGTCTTGAGAGTAACCTCGCGACTCTCCGAATCATCCGCGACCTCCGCCACGACCTGAGTTTCTCCGAGGAGGAGCTCCAGGCCCTCAACCTGACACAGGACGGGACGACCCTGCGCTGGACCGGGACCACCCCCGACAAGGCGGTGGAGCTCGGCCCCGCAGCGCGGGGCGCAGTGGTCAACGTGTTCAAGAAGTTGGAGGCGGAGGAGCGGCTCACGCTCGAGCACCTGCCGCTCTACGAGAAGTTCCTGGACGTGTAATCTCACGCGGGGTAGCCCCGCGATCGCAAGGTTGGAGGAGATTCAAGAATGGCGAACCCGAACCAGGTCACACTCGTATCCGGCGCGATCCCCGCCGCGGGGACCTACGTCACCCCGGGCTTCTACACGGGGCGGTTCCCGGGAGCGGCGAAGTACCTCGCCGCCCAGGTGAACTTCGTCAGGGACTCGGGCGGCACCACGCTCGACGTCTACGTCCAGACGAGCGTCGACGACGAGCAGACGTGGGCCGACGTGATGAACTTCTCGCTCGCCACGACGTCGGTGCGCAAGGTCAGCGCGGTGAAGACCTCCACGGCGCTCGCCGCCAACGTCACGCCGTCCGACGGCACCCTGACGGCCAACACCATCCTCAGCGGGCTGCTCGGGACGAAGGTGCGCGTCAAGTACGTCGTGGCCGGCAGCTACGTCGGCACGCTGCGGGTTGACCTGGTGCTACGGTGAACCGCGTCAAGTTGCTGGACGTGGCGATCCCCGCAGAGGGGACCTACGTCACGGACGCCTCGTCCCTCGGCCGCCTCCCGGAGGCAGCTTCGTACCTGCTGGTCCAGGCGAACTTCACCTACGGGTCGCTCAGCTCCACCAGCCCGTCGGCGTCCGCGTCGGCATCTGGATCAGCAAGCGCGTCGCCAAGCGCGTCAGCAAGCTTGTCTGCTAGCCCGTCGGCGAGCCCTAGCGCTACGGCATCGGCGTCTGCTTCTAGCAGCCCGTCGGCTTCTGCGTCCGCAAGCTCGTCCGCGAGCGAGTCGCCGTCCGCGTCGGCCAGCGTCAGCGCGTCCGCGTCCACGAGCCCGTCCGCGAGCGAGTCGCCGTCGGCGTCGGCGAGCGCCAGCTCGTCCGCGAGCGAGTCGCCGTCGGCGTCGGCGAGCGCCAGCTCGTCCGCGAGCGAGTCGCCGTCGGCGTCGGACAGCGCCAGCTCGTCCGCGAGCGAGTCGCCGTCGGCAAGCTCCTCTGCGTCCGCAAGCCCGTCCGCGTCCAGCTCAGCGTCCGTCAGTCCATCCCCGTCGGTCGGGCCGCCGTTCGTCGACGTCTACGTCCAGACGACGCTCGACAACGAGGCGACCTGGTGCGACGTGGCCCAGTTCGAGTTCAGCCAGGCGTCCGCGGTCCGGATCCACGCCGTCAACCTCGACACCGCGCTCTCCGCCAGCGTAACGCCGACCGACGGCGCGATGGCGGCTGACACCATCCTGAGCGGGCTGCTCGGGAACAAGCTCCGCGTCAAGTACGTGGTCACCGGCGACTACGTCAACTCGACGCTCGTCGTCGACGCCTCGGTGCGCTGATGCCCACCGTCATCACGACCGTCGGCGGCAGCACCAGCAACTCCTACTCCAGCGTGGCGGAGGCCGACGCGTACTTCGAGTCGGTCCTCTACGCCGACGACTGGGACGGCGCCGACACCGGCACGCAGGAGCGCGCGCTCATCTACGCGACGCTCCTCCTCGACAGCAAGTACGACTGGGCCGGGAACCAGACGACCCTCATCGACGAGGGCGGCGTGGGCGCCGGGCAGCGCCTCGCCTGGCCGCGCAACGGGGTGATCGACGCGGACGGCCTGGGTAACGTCGACGAGAACGTGATCCCGCGGCAGCTCAAGTACGCCACCGCGGAGTTCGCCAAGCAGCTCATCGTCTCGAACCGGACGGCCAACAACGACGTCGAGACCCAGGGGATCACCAGCCTGGGCGTCGGGCCCATCAGCCTGTCGTTCAAGGACAGCGTGAAGTCGGCGACGCAGACCGTCGTCCCCGACGCCGTGCGGATGCTCCTGCCGCCGTGGTGGGGCAAGGTCCGCGGCAACGCGCTCACGTGGGCGGTGCTCCGTGGCTGACGTCGTGGTCGCGACGGTCGTCCTGGACGCCGAGGCGCTCGCCGGGATCGGGACGCTCCTGCGCGTCGAGATCGCGGAGATCACCCGGGACTTCGCGTCCCGCGAGGCGGGGCCCGTCGGCGAGCGGCTGCGGCAGATCGCCGACGCCTTCGAGGGGGCCGAGTGAGCCTCCGGGACATCGTCGTCTCGGGCGTCGCGATCGCGGACTCCGTGACGCAGAGCCTGCAGGCGCCGGTGCAGCACTACCGCCACTCGGACGCCACGGTGGACGACTCCGGGAAGGTCACGTGGGGCGCCCCGCGCACCGTCCGGTGCGTGGTCGAGCACGCCCGGGTGCAGGGGCGGGACAAGGAGGGCCGCGACGTGACGTCCAGCACGCAGCTCACGTTCCCGCGGCCCACGGTCATCAGCGTGCTCGACCGGTTCGTGCTGCCGGACGGCACCTCGGGCTCCCCGCTCCAGCGTGCGGGCAGCGTCGTCGACCCGTCCACCGCCGCCGAGTACATCAAGTCCGTGGCAATCGGCGCATGATGCATTCCATCTACGCTCTCGTGGACAAGACGACAAACCGGCCGCGGTATGTCGGCTTAACCGTAAGAACGCCAGAAATCCGGAGGCGGCAGCACATCTGGTGGGCGCAGCACGGTGGGCGTCACCACCGCGATGCTTGGATCCGGAAGATCGGAGCAGATAACGTAGGCGTGAGGCACCTCGCCTGGGCACCGACGCGACACATCGCGGGAGACGCCGAGCGGGCGTGGATCGCACTGTTCTCCCCCGGGCTCACGAACCTGACAGAAGGGGGCGACGGCGGCCTTCCTGGCGTGATCCAGTCCGCCGCGACTGTTGAAAAGAGAGCCACCGCGAACCGCGGGAAGAAACGGTCGCCAGAACAGCGCGCCCGGATCAGCGCCGCGAAGAAAGGGAAGTCGATCAAGACTCCGACGATCCACCTCCCGTGGACAGATGAACACCGGGCTAAGGTACTTGCCCTTTGGACGCCCGAACGTCGCGCTAGGGAGAGCGTAACGCAGCGAGCCCTTTGGACATCTGAATATCGGGCCAAGCAAAGGGTTTCACGGTGCATAGCTCAACGTGCCCGTCGTCGCAGGGAGCGCGGCTAGGATGGCACTCAAGGGCCTCGGCGGGCTGCGCGCGGCGCTCGAGAAGCACCGCGAGATCCTCATGGGCAAGCTGGGCCGCGCGGCCGTCGAGGAGATGGAGCTGGTGAAGGCCGACTCCATGGACAACTGCCCCGTGGCACCGGGCGGCGGGACGCTGAAGGCCAGCCACGAGGTGGTCTTCAGCCGCGACGGCGACAAGGTAGAGGTCAGGATCGAGGTCGGCGGGGCGGCGGAGCCCTACGCGCTGGCGGTCCACGAGCACCTCTCGGAGCACTCGCCGCAGTCGTGGTTGACGGCGGAGGCCGCCGGGCGGCCGGTGCAGTTCAACGTGGGCGGGCCGAAGTTCCTGGAGAACGCCGTGAGGAGGGCGGCGCCGGGCTTCGCGGCGCGCGTCGCGGCGCGGGTGAGCTGATGCTGGAGATACGGGCGCACCACGGGG